TACTTGAGATAGTAGTACACGCCAATTCAATGACACTACCTGATTTATTTTAACAACTATGAGAATATCAACCTATTACACAACCATTCCGAGCTACATCCGTCAGGATAAAGACCTGAAGCCACAGGCTAAGCTCATCTTCGGAGACATTGCCAACCTTGCGCAGAAGGAAGGCTTCTGCTACGCTAGTAATGCGTACATTGCAGGACTAGCAAATCTAGATATTAGACAGGTATCTCGGTACGTATCCGAACTCGTTAACGCGGGGCACATTGAGCGGGAAATCAAGGATGATGGAACAACCCGTTGGCTACGTATTCTACCCCCACCAGTTGTGACTACCCCCGACAATGAAGACGTGGGACCCACGACAACCATGACTAGGGACCCCCGACAGTCGTGTCTAGATAATAACAAAACTAAAAACAAAGAGAATAATAAAGATGTTTCTTTTCTTGACTTGGTTACTAGCTACTTTATCGGTCGCGGTGTATCCCCAATTGATGCAGAAGATATGGCACACGGATTCCTAGCGTGGCACGAGGAGAACGACACCACCCACGCAGGGGTAACGCCAACGAAGTTTAAAGCTCGTGCTAACACTTGGTATCAGAATGCCAAGAGGTTTAATCAGATTCAGGTTGAAGCCAAGGTGCTGACCAAGGAAGAGTTTGCAGACTTTATGCGGTTGACCAAACAGCAGAACAAAATGATTGACGCTGATGAGTGGGAACTAAAGAACGACCATTGGCATTACACGCCAACACCAAAAGCTAAATAAGCATTATGTACAGAGAAATCACAGAACACATCGGTTGCACTCAGGCGGAATACTTCGCAATGGACGGTATCAGCAACTCAGATGTTAACCTCTTCCAACGCTCACCGTACTTGTACAAGGCTAAACTAGAGGGGATGTACTCTAGCCCAGTATCAGATCCTATGCGAATGGGTTCAGCCTTTGACTGCTTGCTATTGGAGCCTCACTTGTGGGTTGACCAGTATATAGTTACTCCTCTTGGTATGGATACGCCAACAACATCCAAGCAGGTCGGCTTGGTAAAGGCTATGCGCTCCGGTTTGGATATGCAGGAGTGCTTCACGTTAGCAGGCTACGCTCGTCCTGACCCAAAGACCTTCCATAAGCTAAAGCCGTATATAGATTTTCTTGCTGACATTGGCTCTAGAACGACGATCTCCGCAGATGAGTACTCTACGTTGCAAAATATGCTAGAGTCCGTTAGGGACAATCCTGTGGCTTCTCAGAGCCTTCAGGAGACTACTAAGCAGATCGTTTACACGGCAACCCACGAGGAAACCGGATTAACAGTCAAGGGAATGCTTGATATGGTAGGCGGAGATTATGTATGTGATCTCAAGACCACGGGCGAGGAAGTCAGTCGGTTCCCACGTAAGATTTGGAACTACAACTACGATAGGCAGATTGCTCACTACGCATCCCTTGCAGGTGTTGATGTTTGCAGGTTCATTGCTGTGGAGCGTGGGCATCTAAACGAGGTAGATGTCTTTGAACTCCACATCGACCGCGTGGAGTCAGGCAGGGAAAAAATGCATCAGGCTTTACTTGACATCCACGCATCTAGTCAGGATGGTTTTAAGCACCGAGCACATTTTTACTCGACAAAATGGAAGCTAATATGAGCGCACGTAATAAAATCAGAGGCAACGTAGCCGAGACATACATTGTCAAGATGGCTGGGGAATACGGGATAGACGCACAGCGTGCGTGGGCATCGGATGGTAGGTCGATGGGCTTATGCTACAAAGACGATGGAACCATTGGTCCATACCGTTGGCAGTCTAAGCGGTTTATGTTTAAGAACGTAGTGAAGTGGTTTGTCAAGAACTGCATAGACTACTTGCAAGGCGATCAGGAGCTAATAACATTCTATATAGATCGCTCCAAGGGTAGACCAAGGCAGGTGTACACGATTATGGAGCTAGAAGAGTTTTTCAAATTACTAAAGAAAGCAGAGGAAAAAGATGAGTGCTAAAAAAGCAGACCTTGCATCAGCGATAATCGACCACTTAATTGATGCAGTACCGGAGGTTCAGAAGACAGCAAAAGAAGCCTGTGAGTTTTGGGAAGACTACCTAGACCGTACAGACTACGACTTCAACACGAAAGCGAATGTTGGATGGACTCCAAGCGAGCAAGCAGTCTACTGGACTGGCGTTGCTGAGGGTCTTAGCCTACTAGCGAGCTACAACTCTCGCAAGATAGCATTACTACTGAATAAGAAGCAACTAGAGGCAATCAATGAGATCATTCAACAGGTGGGATAGAGCAAACCGATGGGCAGGAAAGAGGGTCACCCCCAAAGGGAAAAAAGGCTTGGCAATAAACTGGAGTGATACGGAAGAGGTATCAAACTTCGCACTTGCGTTTCAGGAATTCCACCGCCTCTACTGCGCTGAGATTGGCATTGATATGGAAGACCTAATCGGTCCGCTACGGGTGCAGGAAATTGTTGACGCTAGACACGTAGCAATGGTAGCAATCCGCAGACAGGGTGCAACTTTACAGGAGACAGCCTGTATATTCGGAAGAGTCCATCACACAACAGTCCTCCACGCCGAACAGCGTGTGAGGGATCAAATTGAACTCTACGGGCAGGGTAGTCACCTGTCTAACCTTTTAAACACAGCACTAGAAGTCTATGTACTCCAATAATGAACGCGCACTACTAGGTGCGATCCTTAATGACCCTGATGTCTTCATTGATGTTATCGGTATCGTGACCCCTGACTCCTTCAGGGTAGCGGACAATAAACTGGTCTTCAAGACAATGGTGGAGCTATTTGATGCCTCCATTCCTATCGACTACGTAACCGTATCGGACAGAGCGTCAAAAGCTCCTGACTCTAAGGGCATCGTAACCTACTGCGCTGACCTAGTGGGTAGTGAGTTCGGCACGAACGCTGTACACTATGCCAGTCTCATTAACAGGGATGACAAGTGGCACAAGCTCAACACAGCAGGTCGTGAGATCATTACGATAGCTGACGAGCAGACCGACAGCGTAGAGTCAGCCATCGACGAAGCCGAGAGCCTCATCTTCAACATCGCTACGGAGGGAAAAAAAGAGACAGGCGGATACATCTCCGCCCTCCTGAAACCTGCGCTAGACGAACTGGAAATGGCTCGAAAATCCGATGGTGGCATCATTGGCATCTCATCAGGATTCTATCAGGTGGACAGCATCACGGCAGGGTTTAAGAACACAGACCTAACGATTGTCGCGGCTCGCCCAGCTATGGGTAAGTCAGCATTCGCAATGCAGGTGGCTCTGAACTCAGCCAAAGCAGGAAAAAAATCCGCATTCTTCTCACTAGAGATGGGCGGTACGCAACTCGTTCAGCGTCTACTCACGCAGGTTGCTGACGTTGATCCACAGAGAGCAAGAAGGGGATTCACGGATGATGAAGACTGGAGCAGGCTGACACGGGCGGCAGGAATGCTAGACGCACTACCCCTGTACATTGATGATGACTTCTCAATGACACCTACTGAGCTACGCGCCAAGTGTCGCAGGCTCAAGATGAAGGGCGGACTAGACTTCGTGGTCGTGGATTACCTCCAGCTTATGACAGTCAACGGCGAGACATCCAGAGAGCGTGAGGTTGCTAAGATCAGCCGTAGCCTAAAGGGACTGGCAAAGGAGCTGGATATCCCAGTAGTGGCTCTAGCACAGCTTAATAGGGGCGTTGAGAGTCGCGGAGCTAACGCACGACCTATGCTTTCAGATCTTAGAGAGTCTGGTGCGATTGAACAGGATGCAGATAACGTGATGTTCATCCATAGACCCGAATACTACGGCGTTACAATGGACCACGACACAGGCAGAAACCTCGCCAACATCGGTGAGATCATTGTAGCGAAGCAGAGAAGCGGTCCAACAGGAACAGCAGAACTCTACTTCAAGGATGGCAAATTTTCTAATCTAGACAGGACGGTGCAAGTATGAAATTAGCAATATGCATACCCATTTGGGGCAGGGACGATTTAACTCAGCAGGTACTGGATTACTA